AGATAGAGAGCCATTGTTCAGAAGGAATAAGTGGTTCAATATATTAAAACAATATGCCTGAAAGCAAGTTATAAATATAGGGATGTTTATTGCACCCTTGTGAGTAAGGCATAAAATATAAAACAATGGAAATACAAGCAGAAACATTTGTAAAATCAATGTCGTACTTCAAAGACCAGTTAAGACTGGCGAAGCAGAAAGAGGACAACGATGAGGTAATCATGTATTACAACAGGCAGATTGATACCTTGATGAATAGATATTACAATCAATGAAAACAGTAAATAGTTTATCGGGCGGTAAAACATCAAGTTACATAGCAGCTAATTATCCTGCTGATTATGATGTGTTTGCATTAGTAAGAACTGATGACAAAAACTGTATTTATCCTGACAAGAAATTAAGACAAGAAGTAGAGGACAGAATACAAGCACCATTCATAGGCACGTTGGAAGATGACACTATAATACATACTATGCTTGACCTTGAACAGTATATAGGTAGAAAGATTACTTGGGTAACAGGAAAGACTTTTGATGATGTTTTAGGTAGTGCTGGAACTTTACCAGACCCATTACGGAGGTATTGCACCACACAGATGAAAATGCAACCTATGTTTGATTGGTGGAGAAATGAATTAAATACACCTTGCGAATTTAGGTTAGGTTTTCGGGCAAACGAAAAACATAGAGCAAAGAGAACAACAGAGAAAACAAATGATAATGGTTTTTTAGAAATGAAAGCTATTGTTGGTAAAAGAAAGACAAGAAACAAGTGGGGTATAATTGAATGGCAAAAACCTGTATATCCCTTAATAAGCGACAACATATTCAAAGACCATATAGAGGAGTTTTGGAAAGATAAACCCGTTCGATTTGCTTGGATGAATAACTGTGTAGGATGTTTTCATAAAAACCCATTACTGATACGTAAGATGTGGGATAAGCACCCTAATAAAATACAATGGTTTGCAGAGCAAGAAAGAATTAAACACAATAAAGACGTATGGTATAAAGACAAGAACTTATCATATAACGACATAAAGAATTGGAATAAACAAGCAGAACTATTTGATGACGACTTTAATGAATGTGATAGTGGATATTGTGGATTGTAAATCAGTAAATTAAACGGATTACTTTGAACTTTATTATTTAAACATGCCAAGACCAAAGAAGAGAAGTCTAATATCAGACGAGAAGAAAAAGGAGTTAGGAATACCAATTAAGCCAAAGCCAGAGCCGAAAGAGAAGAAGCCACACGTTCCCTATTCAGATGGGCGCAGAAATAACGGTGCTGTAAAGGGAGTATCCAGAGGGCAGGGGAGGAAGCCTAAAGCTAAAGAAGCGGACATTAAGAACTTTGCGCTGGGTTCAATGAAGCGTGCCTTTGGAAGTGAGAAGAAAGCGTGGGAAGCACTTGCCGAAATGAGTAAAGAATCCTTTGCACACTTGCGCCTACTGTGGGAATACAAGTATGGTAAACCAAAAGAGCAAAAGGATATTAACGTAAAGCAAGAGGTTCACATTCCTGTAATATCTTTCCTACAACCAGAAGAAACTATTGACATTGAAGCTACTGAAATAAAAGATGAAGAAGGTAAATCTGAATCCTAAATACAACCCTCTGTTTAGAGACCCAAGTAGGTACTTTGTAATTACAGGCGGTAGAGGTAGTGGTAAATCATTTGGCGTAAATACATTTCTGGTGTTACTTACATACGAGAAGGGACACCGCATACTGTTTACTCGATACACAATGACTTCGGCATCTATGTCTATTATACCAGAGTTTATTGAGAAGCTGGAACTGATGGGTATTGCAGAGAACTTTACTATCACAAAGAACGAAATCATAAACAACCTTACGGGAAGTAGTATATTGTTTAGTGGTATTAAGACTGCAAGTGGAGACCAAACAGCGAAGCTAAAATCTATTCAAGGTGTAACTACATTTGTATTGGATGAAGCAGAAGAACTTACAGACGAGGAATCGTTTGAGAAGATTGATTACTCGGTTAGGGCAATGAATACTCAAAACCGTTGTATATTGATTCTAAACCCCACAACTAAACAGCATTGGATATATGAGAGGTTTTTTGAGAATAGAGGCATTACAGACGGTTATAATGGCGTTAAAGAGAACGTAAGCTACATTCACACTACATACCTTGACAACATTAAACATTTATCTCCATCATTTGTAGAGCAAGTAGAGGTAATGCGCCAAAGGAGACCAGAGAAGTACAAGCACCAGATATTAGGTGGATGGCTTGAGAAGGCAGAGGGAGTTGTATTTACTGATTGGGAGATTGGCGATTTCAATAACGAGTATGACACCATCTTTGGACTTGATTTCGGATTTTCGGTAGACCCCTCAAGTTTAACTGAAGTTGCGGTAGATAAGCTACGAAAGACTATCTGGATAAAAGAACACTTCTACAAAGCAGGACTATCTACGTCTAATATATTTGAGATGTGCAGAAGGTATGCAGGAAACAATCTGATAGTTTGCGACAACAGTGAGCCACGTCTTATATCAGAGTTAAAAACTAAAGGGCTTAAAAACATTACGCCTACCATTAAAAAGAAAGGTAGTATCTTATCAGGCATCGCACTTATGCAAGACTACAATATAGTAGTGGATAAGGACTCTGTGAATTTAATACGGGAGTTTAACAACTATGCTTGGAAACTCAAGGGTAGCATACCACGAGATTCTTGGAATCATGGCATCGATGGAAGCCGTTACGCAATTCAATACGCCCTTGAAAGAACTGTGCCTAAAGGGATGTACGTTCTTCGTTAAAATTCTCTTTGTAATTATTCCTTTCAACCTGTAATTTGTAATACTCGAACGCCCTCATTCCTGTAATGTGAGAATCTGTTGGAACAAAGTATTTCCAACCCTTACTCACACCCCTATTTATATAATAAAAGAAGAACGCCGCCTCTTTTCCTGTGTTCTTTTTAAATATAACACAAGCGGTTAAATCTGATGTGGGTATAATCTCTTTAATATAAAACGATTCATTATTAAAGTTACCCTCTCTATCTTTTCTTGAATATCTAAATTCAATATCCTTAACAAATTTGTCAAGTTCTTTTGCTACCTGTTTATTCATTTTCTATTTCTTTTTGTAAGTTAGCTAACGCCCTCCAAGCCACTTTAGCGGAGTGTCTAATGCCATCGGTGTCTATCGTACCAGCTTCAAGTAAATGCCGAGAGAGAGCGTCTAATTCGTCTCCTGACTTGCTTCTATCCCACGCCAAAGGTTTATCTGGATTGTGTTGCTGTTGTCCTGCATAAGAACAACGTGCAACTTCTCTTATTGCATCGGGAAAGTAATTCAATACCCCTGTAAAGATTGGCGTTTGTTTCCTCGTGAATTCAATACCCCCTTGTGAATTTAATACCCCTGTATCTTGTGTGCCAACTTCGTACTCATCAAATTCGAGTTCGATATCTCCATTCTTATTCCATTTATACATATATTTGCCTTTAAACATGATAGTACAAAGATAAGTAAAATTTTACAATTTCTTAACATTAGCATAACATTCAGTTAACATTGGTGTCGTATGTTTGTATTGTACAAAAGATGTACATAAGTTCATTGATAATTTAAAACAGAATAAAATGAAGAAAGATTATTCAAGGGTTGAAAATATCCTTACAAGCAAATTGAATGAGATGATTGATAAAAACAAACCTATCGTTCACATGAGTAAAGTACAAAATGGTAAAAAATACCACTTTCAATGTCTTGAGCAGATGGTAAATGAAACGTGGTTTCACCATGAAAGAGTTAACGATTGTATTAACGATTACATTGATAGGGGTTTCATTGTTCAAATTGAAAAAAGGATTTAACAATTTCTTAACATTAGCATAACATGGGGTATTGAAAAATGCCCTATGTTTGTTTTGAATTTAAAAATAACACAAATGGAAAATACATTATTAGACAGAGTTGATGACGGATTTAACTATTTTCTTGATTTCAGATTGGAAGAAGTAAAAGAAGATGACAAATATTATATTGAAGCATTCATGCAATATATTGATGTGTTGGAATGCAAAGTAGATAAATTAAGTAAACAATTAAAATAACACAAATGGAAATAACAGATAAGGAAATTGTCGATATATTATATAAACACTTTTACAATATATACGATAAAATAATTGAATACATTGAGACTGAAGATAGAATAAATAATACAAAATAACACAAATGGAAATACAAATTGAGTTTGGTGGTTTTTATGGCTACCACGATGAATACATAGTAGATAAATGCGACCTGTTTAGTATTGATACTAATGATATGGATTGGCATAAAACCTTTATTCATTATAGTGTAGCTTGGGTGCATAGGTTCACGGATATTACGGGAATAGAATTGTTTTTTATTGGATTGGACAGTCCACGATATTACAATTATCGCACAGACAATATTGTGGCAAAAGTATTGCCTGATGTTGTTCAGCACTTAATGACATATATAAATGATGAATTTAAGGAATGGGCAAATCCACAGTTACAAAGTAGGTCTGGATTTATCTCATTTTACAATGGTATTGATGATTTAATCCACCGCGCCAAAGATGATGATGATGACAAAGCTATCTTACTGGGAATGATTTGCAATTACTTAATTGAAGTAATGGGAGTAAATGAGTACATTGGCGAATTAGAGTATGACATAATAGAATTAACAAATAAAACAACAGATAATGAATAATGAAGTATTAACAGTATTAGAAAACTGCAAAGATTATATTGAGCAAATAAAAGACGATGCACTTGCAAAACACTTAATTAGTGAAATTGACAGGACAATAGAAAATGAGCGTATCTGCAAAGATACTATTTACATACATGAAACAAATTCTTTGTATCAATCAGATGGTGAATTGCATATTGAATATGGAGATGTAGACCAATCTAAAATGCTCGTGTTTAATATAGATAACCTTTATAAGGATTTAGGCACTATTATACACATGGTTAAAGAAGGAAATGCAGAAATGCAAAAGATGTATGCAGATAACATTAAAAATTCAATAGGGGTGTAAATTTAATACCCCTGTGAATTTAATAGGGTTATGAATTTAATAGGGTACGCCCACAATTTGCCTGTTCGGTCTTGTGTGCCGAGTTGGTACATTGTAAGGCGTATCTTACCCTTTGTAGGAAAAATCTGACAATAAAGTGTGCATAGTCCATTTTGCAAATATACAAAATTGTATGTAAACTTAATGTTAAATTTCAGTACTAAAAACTTAACATTGGCTTAACATTGGGTTCGATATTTCTTCGCATATTTGTACTAACAAAAACAAAGAAATGATTTATATAATTGATAACAGAAACGAAAAACAGGATTTGGAAATTGACTTTGAAGGGTACGGAAAGTGGTACGCCTGTAATAGTGAGAGCGGAAAATTAATAGGCTGTAAATATAAATATGAAGCAAAAGACATAGTTGAAAACCCTGAAAATTGGGACATATAAAAAGAAACAATATGAATACAAATATTTTAGCATACATTATAACTACATTAACATTTGCCTTCATCATTGGCGCATCAATTCAAATATTAACTAACCTATAAAACATGGATAAAATAACAAAAAAAGCGGTTCGGGTATTTTTGTACATCGTGCCACTATATTTAGCAATTAGAATAATTTTAACACAATAAAACAAAACAACATGAAAACAAAAGTACATCAATTAGCTAATAATCAATTTGAAATATCAACGCCAAAAGGCACGTATTTCCAGTCATACGATAGCATCATTGCATTCAAGCCAAACGACAATAGGCGCATACAATTGGACTCGTATTATTGGAACTACTCCAAAACCACTTGCAAATATCGAAACAAATTTTTAAATGAGCGTATCGCCGAAACTCGTGCAAAGATTGAGCGCAAAGAATATCTACTGACTAACTTAAATAAATAAATTAAAATGAACAGGAACATATTTGAAAATAATTTACGCTTAATTAAAGAAATGAACGCAAAACGAAGTAAAGAAATAAACCCAACACAAGACAAAGAGTTTGTTAAGTGGTTGACTGATAAAGGTTTAATTCATTGGTTGAAATAAAAATATAGGTGGAAGGATAGTTTTTCTGCCTTGTTTTATCAACATACCCCCTTAATTGGGGGTTTTTTTATGCCCATACTTAAAAATTCAATAGCAATTTAATGGAATGGTAATTTAATGGCGGTTAAATGTAAGGTACTCTGACGGGCGACCACAACTCATACCTTATTACTCTACTCTCTACACACATCATCATTTCCACCTGACACTTGTAAATTCAATAGGGTATTTGTATCTTCGTTGTGAATTCAATAGGGTGTGGCAAAACGTAAGATAAAACCAGTACCAAAGTATTTGCAAGACAATAAGAAAGCATTAAAAGCTATCTCTTGGGCGTTTAGAAGCGATTTAAGAGCATATCCTATACCAAGTGGTAGTGAGTATCATATTGAAATAGATAATGGCTTAAAACGCATTAAATCGTCTCATACATACAAGAAGCGAGAACTAACAGAAAAATTATGGGATATATACTTACACTATTATGACAAACATTTAGAAAAAGTAGGTTATGAATCATAACTGGTTACTCATGTTATTATATGAATCATGTTATATATTTTCTATAAGATGCTTCAGGTTAAGATACATTTTGATACATAACCTTCTTAAATTGCATATTAAGATAAGATACATATTAGGACACATTAAGATATATATTATATATATATGCCATAGAGGCAGGTGCATCTTATTGAAGTACACATAACAATTAAAGTATTATTTTAGATATGAAGGAAGTACAAATAGAATTATCAGTTCCAACTGCCTTATCTGATATTACATTAGGGCAGTATCAGAAATACCTAAAGGTTCTTGAGGAGAATGAAGGTGCTGATGATTTCTTGGCGTTAAAGACAATAGAGATATTCTGTAAAATATCGCTCAAAGACGTATTGTCTATTCCTGCGAAAGACGCCGAGAAGGTGTTAAGCATTATCACAAAAGCATTTGAAGAAAAACCTAAACTAATACGAAGGTTTGATTTGCTTGGCGTAGATATGGGATTTGAGCCACAATTAGAAACTATATCGCTTGGCGCATATATAGACGTTGAGGATAACGTGTCTGATTGGCAGAAGATGCACAAAGCAATGGCTGCGCTTTACAGACCCGTCAATTTCAAAAGTAAAGATAAATATACTATTGCGCCATACGAACCAAGTGAAGATGTCTCTGCACTTATGAAAGAAATGCCTCTTGATGTAGCGATGAGTGCGATGGTTTTTTTTTACGATTTAGGGAAGGAGTTACTGAAAGCTATACCGAACTATATACAGAGCAATCTGACGGAGGAACAGATTTATCAGCTCAAGCAAACTTTGGCGCAAGGTGGGGATGGTATCAATCAATCTACGCACTCGCTGGAGGAGATGTTCTCAAGTTTGACCAAGTTACCAAACTTCCATTATTCCAATGCCTCAACTTCCTAACCTTTGAAAAAGAAAAGAATAAATTAGAAGCAGCAATGATTAAGAAAGCATACAAGTAATGAAAGAATTTTATGATTTATTAGATAGTGTATATTCGGAGTTAAATTCAAACGACTTTGTTAACACCGTTACGTTTGGCAACATTATGGATGTAGATTTGGCAAAGCAAACCATATTTCCTTTAGCGCATATAAACATACAGAACGCCACGTTTAACCAGCACACGATAACACTTGGTATGCAAGTTATTGCTATGGATATTGTTGATGAGACAAAGCAGGACAAGTTTGCGACAGGTTCAGTACCATATAAAGGATTGGATAACAAACACGATGTATTGAATACTCAACTTGGCGTAATAAACAAATTACAGTCAGAACTTCGCAGAGGGTCTCTCAATGACGAAAATTACGTTTTGGAGACTGATGCAACTGCCACTATGTTTGAAGATAGATTTGAGAATCTATTGTGTGGCTGGGCGTTAGACTTAACAATAACTATACCTAACAATCAAATTTCTATTTGCTAATGAATATTAGATTCAAAAATACTGAAACCTATATCAAGTCATTCGCAGAGACGAAACTGATTCAGTATTTCCTTGAATCATATCAGGCATCAAGACAAAGAACTGGTGATATAAACGCCCCTGTTGAATCAAGTGGAGCAGGTGGTAGTTCATTAAACGTCAAAACAGAGAATAACGGTTTAGATATAAATCTATATGGTAACGCATATCTTCAGGGCGTAGATGAAGGCACAGCGCCATTTAGTCCAAATGTAGATGCTATAAAAAGTTGGATTAGACAAAAGCCAGTACAGCTTAAAGACTATAAAACTGGTAAACTGTTAGAAAATACACCAGCTAACATCGCCTCTGTTGCGTACAAGATTGGAAAAGCTATATCAATTCGTGGTATCGCACCAGCAAATTACATTAGAGAGGTTGTAGAAAAGGCATTTGAAAATATAGTAGATGGTATGTTACCTCCGCTAAAAGAAGATGTAAAAGACAAATTAGATGAAATACTAACAAGTGTCGGATATACAAAGCAAGGAGACACTTACGTTTTTAAAGGAAAATAATGGCAAAATTAATAAACACACGAAGTCCGTTTTATATAAAGGTTTATCACGCATCATTATTTGAGGCAGAACTAAAACTTTATATATATGAGGGTGTAGGAGATTCATCCCCTGACCCCGAAGATTTAAAGTACACGATAACCAAGTCAGAACTTGAGGGAAACAATTACGTTGTATTTGAAATATCAGAACTTGTAAGAGATTACATTAATATAAAGTATGATGGTGAATACGATAGTTATGTGGTTTTAGTAAACCCCGTAATTACCGCCTTTGATGAAAACGGAAACCCACTTTCATCACCAACAGTAACGCCAAGTGATTATGCTTCTCAATTCATAGCAACAGAAGGTTACGGTTACTTTGAGGAAGGTATCAACCCAGACTTTGATGAAGGACTTATGATGTCCGAAGGAAACATATACAGGGTTAATGACAGAAGTATTAATATTCCAGTTTATACAGAAACTACCAATAGCGTAGCTTTTAGGTTAAAAGGAGAAACTGTATATTCTAAAAGTGTTGTTTATTCAGACCCAGCAAACCCCACGACATCTGAAGCAATTCAATATATAGCATCTGATAGTTTTTCTGGCGCAGATAGCTATATAGAAAGAGTATTAGAATCACAAGGAGGTGTATTTGAGAATAACACATTATTAGAGGCGTTTGAAGAAGAAGTAGATTTAGGAGAGATTGACGAAATATACGTTAACTACACCAACGCCACAGAAACAAAAACTAAAGTACTAAAAGTAAAAACATTTGACTGCTCAAAATATGAGCCAATACGAGTTACGTTTGTGAATAAGTTTGGCGCATTGCAGGATATGTACTTTACAAGAAGAAGCAATGAGTCTGTAAATAGAAAAACAGAGGACTATAAGGCATCTGTAATGGACTTTGCTAACTTTAGCTACGATACATCTTCCCATCAAATGAGAACGCTGAACTTAGTAGGTAATGAAAGTATTACACTAAACACAGATTACATTGATGAGTCCTGCAACGAACACATCAAGCAGCTTATGCTATCGGAGCAGATATGGATGACAAGACTTACTGACGAAGAAAAGATTGTACCATTGAAGCTAAAAAGTAATTCCTTGCAGTTAAAGAAAAAAGTTAACGATAAGTTAATTCAATACACTATGGAGTTTGATGTAGCAGCAGATATAATAAACAACATTCGATAATGAATAAAGTAGTATTGTATATAAAAGATGCCGACAATGTGTTTCAGGCGGTGGACTTGTTTGACGATGAAACAATATCAGTAACATCTAAAATACAGGACATACGAGACATTTCTAAAGTGTTTACGGACTTTTCTCAAACCTTCACACTTCCTGCTTCAAAGAAGAATAACAAGATATTCAGACATTTCTATAACTATTTTATATCAGTAGGTGAGTTTGATGCAAGAAAAAAGGTTGATGCAAGACTTGAGGTAAACTACATTCCTTTTAGGGCTGGTAAAATATTTCTGAATGGAGTTAAGATGAAAGAGAACAAGCCATTCGCTTATAACGTAACATTCTTTGGCAATACAGTAACATTGAAAGATGTATTAGGAGATGATGAATTAGAATCACTTACTTGGCTTGATAACTTTAAATACGACTACACGAGTCCAAATACAAAAACAAGACTTATAAGCAATCTAAACCAGACTGTTAATGGTGTCGTTAAATACGACCCGTTAATTGTACCATTAGTAACGCACACAAAAAGACTTTACTTTAATTCTGATACAAGTCATTCGGCAAACACAATTTCTGGAGATTTATCATATTATAATGGCTCTCACAGCGCAGATGTTGCGTTAAAGTTTGATGATTTAAAACCAGCTATACGACTTCTATACATAATAGAAGCGATAGAGAATAAATACTCTGATATACAGTTTACAAGAGAATTTTTTGGTTCAGAAGCATTTGCAGGAGATGGCACAACAGCAAACAGAGGTTTATATATGTGGTTAAGCAGGGAGAAAGGTAGAATAGGCGGAGATGATGAAACAGTAGAGACCACACTATCCAACTTTTATATTATCTCTGGAGATGCACTATCAAGTTTTGAGACACCTACATATTCAGGAAGTATAACGCCATCGTTTATAAGTTCTGGAGGAGATACAAACTCTGTTTTAAGGGTTCAAACTTGGATTGATTATGGCTCTGTTAAGACTGCCGACAGATATAATATAATTCTTGATTTAACGGTTACAACAACCTCATCTGGAACTTATAATGTTAAAATGATAAACACTCTTGACAACAACAACGTCTTAGGAAGTTTTGATAATCAATCAGGGCCACAGACATTGTCTCTCACGTTAAACCCGTCTGGGTTTCCAGGCCCAGCTTCACTTCGGGACTATGGTGTAAAGTTTTTAGTTGATTCAGAAGGTGGGTTTCAGGCTGATTTTAGCTTAAGGATAAGACAACAAAGAAAGGATAATTTTGTTGCAAGTTATGTTACTATTTTTGATGGAAATCACGAACCTGATTCAATAACAGCAACGGCAAGTGGAGAGATAAGACCAACAGAAAGAGTACCAAAGATGAAAACAATAGATTTCCTGACTGGTTTATTCAAAATGTTTAACCTAACATCCTATCTTGTAGACGACCTAACTGATAATGATTATGGTAAAATAAGAGTTTTACCTCTTGATGATTACTACAATGACAATCCAAAGATTTTTGACATAAGCAAATATGTTGATTCTTCAGAAACAGATATAGAATCTACAATACCATTTAGCGAGATTGAGTTTAAGAATAAAGAACCAAAAACTCTTTTAATGCTCAACCACGAGGAAGTTAATAACGAAGTATTTGGAGACTCAATTTTCAACCCTCCAGATATAGATAGAGGGAAACCATATAAGATAGAGACACCATTTGAACACTTTAAGTTTGAGAGACTTATTGATGAAAATACAACAGGAATAGGTACTACTGATATTCAATGGGGTTATTCCGCAGGAAATAACTTTAAGCCAGATGATGATGCTGAACCTAAGCCAACAGCAAACTATGATTCTGTGTTGACAGCACCATTTCTTTTCTACGGAATAAGAATAACGGGTTTGTCTGGAGGTGGCAGGATAAATTGGAATGGAGTAGCACACGAAGGATTGACTTCCTATTGGAAGCCATCTAATACAGTTGAAAACGGTACATCTTCAGTACCTCCAGATTTTACGATAAACTTTGACGATGAGATTGATGAATGGAATCAAACAAATTACGGAGGAAACACTAACTCATTGTTTAAGAAGTTTTACGAAACTTACATATTAGATGCGTTTGATGCCAAGAAAAGGATATTTAAACTAACAGCACATTTACCGAATAGTATATTACTTAATTACAAGCTAAATGATAGATTTCAGATTGGAGACAAAGTGTTTACTATAAATTCAATAGACACTAATCTTAAAACAGGGGAATCTAAATTAGAATTATTAAACGTATTATGATAAAGCACATTGTAGATTTATTGGCGGTATCTGATTGGTATGGCGTATCTCATAACATTGACATTGCAAAAGGAATGTACAGGGGTTGCAGAAACTGGGATGACGTAAAAAAACAAGTGAAAAGAGTAAAGGAATCTAAAGCATACACAAATGGCTGAACAAAAGATACTCATATCTATACAGATAAAAGATGATGGAAGTCCTAAACTAAAGAAAGTTGAAGGTGCTTTAAAAGGTGTGTCTAAAGAAACACAAAAGCTAAATGAACACGAAAAACAGAGAGAGGCACTTCAGCAAAAAATAATAAAAGCTACTTCAAAAGAAGCTGTTGAATTAAAGCAATTAGAATTACAACTTCAACTCGCAAACAAAGAAACTACCGAAGCTGCTAAAGCAGCTATAAATGCTGCCGAAGGTCAGGATATGTTCGGTAAATCAGTTGGAGGGACAACAAAGGGATTAAAGCAAAATAGGGCGCAGTCTGGTCTTAATAACGCTATACTTATTGAGATGGGTCGTACCGCATCTGATGCTCAATATGGGTTTCAGGGTATGGCTAACAACATTGGTCGTTTAGTTGAGTTAGGTCAAGAGTTTACTCGTACTGGCGCAGGAGGATTAAGAGGTGCTTTATCTACTCTTGGTAAAAGTATAATGGGTACTGGAGGTATCTTAATTGGTGTTCAGTTACTAATATCATTTTTACCTACTCTACAAAAGAAGTTTAAGGAATTAAGAAAGGATTCTAATGACTTAAATGATGTTTTTAAAGATGCTTCGGGTACAGTTTCAAATACAGCAGGAAAATTTGAAGCATATATAGCCACAATACAAGACGCAACTACAAGTCAGAGAGAATTTGATAATACTGTACGTGCATTAGAAAAAGATTTTCCAAGATATACAACTCAATTAAAAATTAACGGTATATCTATTGAGGATGTTAAAAATAAAACTCAAGCTGCTACCCTAATAAATGATGCTTATAGAAATTCTATATTAGAAACTGCAATGGCAAGAGCATCACAGTCTGCCATTGAAAAAGAAGCGGCAGCAATTTATCAAGCACAAATAGATGCTAATTTAAAATTGCAAGAAAAATATGATATTACTCTTGAAGATGGTAGAAAGGTTTTAGCTAAATATAATCAGGTATTGGCAGATGCACCTAAAATTGGAAGGGCAAGGCAAAAATTTATAGATGATAGTATAAGTCTTGAAGAAAGAAGGATAGCTGGTATAGTAAAATCATTAGACAAAGAAGTGGTTAAAAGAAATGAAACTATACAATTTTTACTTCCAACATACGAAGCAGAAAAACAACAAATAGAATCAGTAAGTGCCTTAAAAAGAGAGGGTATTAACTTAACTGTGCTTGAAGGTAAAGCTACAATAGAAACAAACAACGCTGTTACTGATAATTTAAGTCAAAATGTAAATGCAAGAATAGAATTAACGGAAAGGGAGAAAAGAGTAAAGATAAGGGCTATAAAAGCGCAACAGCAAATGGAATTATCCTATGCAAATACCGCTAAAAATTTATCAAATTTATTTAAGGCACTTGGAGAAGAAAATAAGGGACTTCAAATAGCAGGTGTTGTAGCTGAAGCAGCAGCAAATATATCTAAAATAATAACTAATACTCAAGCTGCTAATGCTATTGCTAAAGTAATGTCTCCTTTAACAAATGGTCAACCATTTGTTACATTAAATAAGATAAGCGCAGGTCTCGGTATAGCAACTTCTCTTGTTTCGGCAAGAAACGCAATAAAAGATATAAGGTCTGGAAGTTTAGGAGGAGGCGGTAGCGCTGGTGCTGGTGGTGGCGGTACTACAATTCAAGCACCCGACTTCAATGTTGTTGGCGCATCTCAAACATCACAATTAGCAGAGACTGTTGCAGCACAACAATCAAAACCAGTAAAAGCATTTGTGGTTGGAAAAGATATATCAACGCAACAAGAGTTAGATAGAAATATAACAAACACCGCATCATTCGGTTAATTTAATAGTATGAAGGTAATAGAATTATTTATAGACGAAGAAGGATTATTGTCTGGCATTGATGCTATATCAATAGTAGAACAACCTGCAATAGAAGAAAACTTTATTGCGCTCAAGGAAGATATAAAGGTAGAACTTGCAGACGTTGATAAAGATAAACGTATCTTAATGGGTGCGGCACTTGTTCCTAATAAGAAGATATACAGAAGGGATAGAGAAGATGAGTATTATATATACTTCTCTGAAGATACCGTTCGTAGAGCATCTGAACTATTCTTGATGAAAGGAAATCAAAACAGGTCAACTCTTGAGCATCAAGCAGAACTATCGGGAATGTCTGTTGTGGAATCTTGGATTGTAGAAGATGAAACACACGATAAATCTCGTAAGTATGGATTGAATATGCCTGTTGGTACTTGGATGGTGTCAATGAAGGTAAACAACGAAGATGTTTGGAAAGACTATGTTAAGACAGGTAAAGTAAAAGGATTCTCTATTGAGGGTTACTTTACAGATAAAGTTGCTATGTCTATGATGCAGCAAGAAGAAGATGCTGCTGAAGTGCTTTTAGAGATTGCAGATAGTATTGAAACTGGTAAATTGAATCTAAAAACATACGGAGACTACGGTAGTGGCGTAAGAAATAACGCCAAGAGAGGTATTGAACTAAACAAGAAGGTAAATAACCGTTGCTCAACCTCTGTGGGGAAAATAAGAGCGCAGCAGTTGTCAAGGGGTGAAAAATTAAGTTTATCCACGATTAAGAGGATGTATTCATATCTCTCAAGAGCAGGAGAGTATTATGACCCAAGCGATTCAAAAGCGTGTGGCACTATCTCATACCTACTGTGGGGTGGTAAAGCTGGACTTGCTTGGAGTAGAGGTAAGTTAAAAGAATTAGGAGAGATTGAATTAGCGTCTAAAAAGATTGATGATAGACTTGCTTATGACACGAAAGAACAAGCATTGCAAGTAGCTAAAGACATTGGATGTGAAGGTTATCACGTTCACAATGTAGATGGTCAAGAATGGTATATGCCTTGCAAAGAACATAAATTAGCTGAATACGATGACAAAGGAAGAATTAAGCGAAGCAAGAAAGCACCAAAATCCGATACTCCGAATCCTAATCCAAAACGAGGAAGCAAACGCAATCCAAAGGGTGCTGCTGGGAAGTCGAGGGGAGTTACTGTTCCCGACAGAGTGTTAAAGTCATTGCAGAAAAAAGCTGATGACTTTAATGAGAAGTATAAATCTAAAAAGGGTTATGGAACTACTGTTGGGCAACTGAAGTCGGTATATCAGCGTGGTGTTGGCGCATATCAAACATCTCACAGTCCTGCTGTAAAGTCAGCCGAGCAATGGGCGCAAGCACGTGTAAATGCCTACATATACCTTCTAAAGAATGGTAGACCGCAAAACGCTAAATACACTACCGATTATGATTTACTGCCAAAGAAACATCCTAAATCAAGTAAAAAATGAAAAGTAAAGAAACAGTAGGAAGACAAGTTCCAAGTAATTCAAGACGTGGATGCTTGTGTAAAAACGGAAAGACATATTCAAGAAGATGCTGCGATGGCACTTTAAGAGCGCAAGGGATAGGTAAAATAAACGCCTGAAAATCTAACAGTACAAAGCATACTTGTTATTTTATTAAATATAATTGTTAATTAACATAAATTATGGAGAGCAAAGCTACAAACATTTTAAATGATATTATGCAAAAACTCTCTGCTATTACTGCGGAAGAAGTAAAAGAGGTTGAGAACATTGAAGTTCAAGCTGAAGAAGTTACCGAAACTCCAGAAGTAGAGGAAGTTGCATTATCTGAAGATTCTGCTGAAGTAGAAGAAGCTACTGAAGATGAAGTAGAAGTTTCTTCAGAAGATAACTCAACTGAAGAGGTTGAACTATCTAAAGAAGATACTACTGAATTAGAAGAAGATTCTGAAGAAGTAGAACTAATGGAAGGTTATGTAAAAGAGGAGGATTTTAACTCTAAAATTGCAGAACTTGAAGATATGATTAAGTCTATCAAGGAAGATATGATGGTTGAGTACAATAAATACGAAGAAGAAAAGAAAGAACTTTCTTCTCAAGTAGAAAAGCTATCTGCTGAACCAGCAGCCGAGCCAATCGCACACGCCCCATCAGAAAAAAACGAAGAAAAAGAGGTGGTTAAATTCGGTCAGAATCGCCCTGCTAATACACTTGACCGAGTATTTTCTAAATTAATATAAAATGAGTAATCAAAAAGTAAATTTATACGCTGGTAATGGTTCTGTTGACACTATTACTTCAACTTACGCAGGAGAGTTTGCAGGGAAATATATTTCTGCTGCTCTTTTGACTGGAAAAACATTAGCTGAAGGTGCTATCACTATCAAACCTAATGTAAAGTTCAAAGAAGTTGTAAAGAAAGTTGCTTCAACTAACTTTATCGCTAATGCTTCTTGTGATTTCTCTGCTACTGCTGATGCACTAACTCTTACAGAGCGCATCCTTCAGCCAGAGGAGTTTCAAGTAAACCTTGAACTATGTAAAAAAGATTTCAGACAAGACTGGGAAGCTGTACAAATGGGATATTCTGCATTTGACAAGTTACCTTCTTCTTTCGCTGACTTCATTTTAGGACACGTTGCTGCAAAGGTAGCTGAAAAGACTGAACAAAACATCTGGGGTGGTGTAAACGCCAACGCTGGAGAATTTGACGGTCTTACAGTACTTGCTGCTGCTGATTCTGATGTAAATGATGCTGCTAATGGTAGTCAAACTTCATTCACTTCTTCTAATATCGTAACACTTCTTGGGAATGTAGTTGATTCTATTCCATCTGCTGTTTACGGTAAAGAAGATTTAACTATATACCTTCCAACTGTTGCGCTTCAAGCGTATGTACGTGCATTGGGTGGATTTGGTGCTTCTGGTCTTGGTGCTGCTGGTACTAACGCACAAGGTTCTCAATGGTATAATATGGGCAATGCTTTAGCATTTGAAGGTATCAAAATCCAACATGCGCCTGGTATGCCATCTGACCACATTGTTGCAGGAGAAGCATCTAACATCTACTTCGGTACAGGTCTATTAAGCGACCACAACGAAGTAAAAGTAATCGACATGGCTGACCTTGATGGTAGCCAGAATGTACGTGTAATCATGCGATATACAGCAGGTGTACAGTACGGTATCGGTTCTGACTTGTCTTTATTGACTTTAGCATAGTAATTGTTTAATCGAAAGGGGTAGTTAAACCTGCCCCTTTTACTAAAAAAAAATAGATATGAGTTGTACTTTAAACGCAGGTAGATTAACGCCCTGTAAAGACAGTCTTGGAGGAATTAAGAATTTGTATTTAGTTGATTTTGGAGACCCAACATTCGCAATAAATGAAAATGGAAGCGATGAGATTACTGATATTACTGGAAGTTTCCAATATGCAAAGTATGAGGTAAAAGGAGATGCTTCAATGGAGACTACACTTACTTCTTCAAGAGAAAACGGAACAACATTCTTTGAGCAAAACATTACTGCTAATTTAAGAAAGTTAACTAAAGAGGATAACAAAGAGTTAAAGTTAATGGCTTATGGAAGACCTCACGTTCTTATCCAAACAAGAGATGATAAATTTTTCTGGGTAGGTGTTGAAAATGGATGCGAAGTAACTGGTGGTACTGCTGTAACTGGGACTGCGCTTGGAGACTTACAGGGATATACTCTTACGCTACAAGCTATGGAAAGGTTTTATCCTAATGAGTTTGTAACAACTACACCTCCAACAGATGCTGACCCATTTGTAGGGATTGGTGGTACTGCTACTTCAGTATCGACTAATAATATGCCAACCTAATAAATTCAATAGGGTTGTAAATTTAATAGGGGGTTGCTTATGCGACCCCTTTTTTGTATATTTGAAACAAATAAAAGTTTCATTGTTACTTTAGTATGCATATACTGACAACATCAACAACACCACAAACAATAAAGGCGATACTACGTTCATCTCCTGCCTCTGTTGATGTACTTATTTACGATAAATCAGAAAGAGAAACCTCAACTGTAACTGCTGATAACATTACAAGTACTGATGGCATATCTACAATAACTATAACATTAAGCGGTGCTAACCAACTAAAAGAAGGCAGGTTCTACTCTATCACAGTAAAAGATGGAAGTGATGTAGAGTACAAAGGAATGGCTTTCTGTACAGACCAGACAGACTATAATAAATATGAGACTGGTAAGGATGATTACACAGAAGAAACTTCTTACGATAACGAGTTTATAATTATATAATGGCTAAAAAGGTAAGACATTACGCAAAGAAAAGACCCACTATGGAAAAGAAAGAGGACGGGAAAATACATATAGTACAACTTGGTTCTTATTCAAGACCAGAGATTAAAGAGTACTATAATGATGATTTCGTTGCCTATGGCGAGGACAATGATTACTTCAATTATCTTATAGATAGATACAACGGAAGTCCTACAAACAATGCTGCAATAAATGGTATATCTGAAATGATATACGGTAGAGGTCTTGATGCTACTGATAGCAAAGAGAATGAAGCCGACTATAAGGAGATGAAAGAACTCCTGAAGAAGAATGTAGTTAAAAGAGTGTGCCACGACTTTAAAATGATGGGTCAAGCTGCAATGCAGGTAATTTACACCAAAGACCGCAGTAAAATCGCTCAAGTAGAGCATATACCAGTTGAGACGTTAAGAGCCGAGAAATGCAACTCTAAAGGCGAAATAGAGGCATATTACTATCATTCTAATTGGTCTGAAGCAAAACCGAATGACAGTTTAAAGAGAATACCTGCTTTTGGTTTCTCTAACTCTCCTATTGAGATACTTTACATTAAACCATATCGTGCAGGATTTAAGTATTACAGTCCTGTTGATTATCAAGGTGGATTACAGTATGCAGAACTTGAAGAAGAAATTGCAAACTATCACATCAATAATATTCAGAATGGATTAAGTCCATCAATGCTTATTAACTTCAATAACGGTACGCCTGATGCAGAACAAAGGGATGCTATTGAAAGAAGCATTATCAATAAGTTTAGTGGTAGTTCTAACGCAGGAAGGTTTATCTTGGCGTTCAACGATAGTAAAGAACTTGCAGCAACTATTGAACCTGTACAGCTATCGGATGCACACCAACAGTATCAGTTCTTGTCTGACGAGAGTATGCGTAAGGTAATGGTATCACACCGTATCGTATCGCCTATGCTTGTCGGCATTAAAGACACATCTGGTTTAGGTAATAACGCCGAAGAATTACAGACCGCTTCTGTACTTATGGACAACACCGTAATCAGACCAATGCAGGTAACTATTCTTGATGAGTTTGAAAAGATACTTGAATATAACGGAATCGAATTAGACATCTATTTTAAGACGCTACAACCGCTTGAATTTACTGACTTGACTAACGCTATTAGCGAAGCAGAGATAGAGAAGGAAACAGGCATTAAAAAGGATATAGAGGAGGAAGTTAAGGAAAAGGTAGAAGAACAAATTGAAAACGTAGAATAATGCCAACAGCTATATTTATAAAAAGAGATGACCTTGTAAAAAATACTGCTTTAAACGGTAGTGTTGATACAGATAAATTTATACAGTTTGTTAAGATTGCACAAGAGATTCACATTCAGAACTATTTAGGAAGCGACTTGTACGACAAGATTAGCGCAGACATAATTGCTAACACTTTAACAGGCGATTATTTGGAGTTAGTAAACGATTATGTGCAACCAATGCTAATTCATTACGCTATGGTTGAGTATCTGCCTTTTGCAGCTTATACTATTGCAAATGGTGGCGTTTACAAGCATAACTCTGAAAATAGTAGTCTTGCGGTAAAAGAGGAGATTGACTCTCTTACAGCAAAGGAGAGGGATTATGCCGAGTATTATACACAAAGATTTATTGACTACATGAGTTTTAATGCGCCAAGTAAATTCCCAGAGTATTATAGCAATAATAACGAGGAGATATATCCTGATAAAAACGCTTTATTTAACGGATGGATGCTGTAAGTAAATATAAACCAAAGAAGGATAACGAAATAAAATTAAAGTGTTACTTAAATAAAGAGCAAGATGCCAAACGAAATATATCACAGAAGCGAGTGGGGAAAACCTAAACCTTTAGGTTGGGGTGACATTTATTTTGATGCTGATGCAACAAACGAACTGTATAAGCGTTCTGATAATTACGAAAACTCTGATGGCACAGACGAGATATTAAGAGATATATCTAACAAGGCAAGTATTGTTTTAACTCCTACTGCTTACGATAATGGCTCTATAAATACTGTTATACCTACTTATGGTATTGGTAGTGAACTTGTTACTAATGGTACGTTTGACACAGATAGTGATTGGACAAAAGGAACAGGGTGGAGTATTAGTGGTGGTAAAGCTGTTGCTGTTTTAGCAAATAATACGCTTTTAAATCAAAATCAAACTACTACTTTAAACAAAATATATAAAGTAGTTTATACAATAAGTGATTATGAAAATGGTAATGTAAGGTTTCAATTTAGTGGTGGAGGTGGAAGTACTATTGGTACGTTTAGAAATTCAAACGGTACATATACCGAATATATAAAATCTTTATTTAACCATACAATTTATAGATTTAAAGGTTTAGCTTCTGCTGGAGGTTTTACTGGTAAAATAGACAACGTAAGCGTAAAAGAAGTAACGGAAGCCGACTTTGACTTTACAAGAGGTTCAAGTGCTACAAGAGTAAACGAGAAAGGACTTATAGAAGATGTACAGATATTAAGTGGAGAACTTGTACAGAATGGGGACTTCGAAGAAATAGGTAGTGAACTTATTACCAACGGAAACTTTGATACAGATAGTAATTGGTTAAAGGGTGCAAATTGCACCATAGAAAACGGAAAAGCAAAATACACTAATTCTCCAACGGGTAACGGATTTCTTCAATCTAATTTCTTGACTGTTGGAAAAACATATAAAATAACTTTTACTGTTAGTGATTTTTCTTTAGGTCTGGTAAAAATTAGATACCCTTTTAATTCTTCGAATACTATAACTTCAAACGGAACATATACTGAATATGGTGTAGCTATATCTGATGATTTATTCTTCCAGTGTATAGGAACTACAACTCTATCAATAGACAACGTATCAGTAAAAGAGGTAGGACA